CCCGCTATAAAAAACCAGTTATAAAAAACCAGTTATAAAAAACTGTTTATAAAAAACCCCGCAATAAAGCAGGGTTGTAAAAAAAATGTTAATAAAATTAGTTCAAACGATTAATTATTATATCTTTTGGGTATTGTTCCTATTTTCTTCTTCATTAATAACTCCGCTCCAGTAATCAATAATCTCTAAAAGAATACGTCTTTTGTATAGGCAGTTTGGTTTCTTTGTCTCTTTTAATCTTCTTAAGTGAGTTCTTATGGCTGGGTATGATTTCATTTTTGTTTATTAATATGGTTTGTCTAAAATATCTATTATTGATTCTTTGCTCTCGTTTATGTAGTTGTTTTTGTAAGTAAAAAACAATCCAGTTTTAGAAGATTTTTCACCAAAACAAGCGGTATATCTTTCTGGCTTTTCTTTTCGATCTAGTTTCATTTCAGATCCTAAAACTTTTGAAATGTATGGAGCGTTAAAATTGTGGTTTCTTTCAAACCAGGCTCTTTTTATATCGGTAGCTGTAAAATACAGTTCTTCGTCATCCGTCTCATTCATACAAAACTCTTGAAGATACATTTCTATTTCTTTTAATAGAGCTGATTTACTCTCTTTTTTAACAATTTCCAGGGCGTTAGTTTTAATTTCTTCAGCGGTAAAACCTTGTCTAGAAACTGAAAAATCAACTTCGTCCTGCTGGCTTAAGTAGTGCAGAAAATAAGGTATTTCTTTAATAAGGTCTTCTAGTATATTGTGATTTGCTTTACCACTTATAGAGGGTATTTTTCTAACCCAGTATCTTATCTCGGCTTCATCAACTTTAGAGAATTTACTTTCATCGTTTGATGTTATTATAAGTTTGCCGTAAAAAGGAAGTGAAAAGGTTGGTATATGTTTTCTATTTACCGATATAGTTTTTTGAGTAGAAAGTGCTTTTAACTTCTCTAAAGCTTTTGCGTCATCAAACCTACTCTCTTCAATTGCTATAATATTCTTTTCTGCATAACTTTCGTTAAAATCACTACTAATATGACCTGGTGTGATAATTACAAGGTTGTCTAAAAATATAGCATTAAGCCAATCAATAAAAGTAGATTTTCCTGTCATCCTTTCCTCAGATACTAAAACTAAAATAGGAGTTATCTTTTTAGGATGCTTATAAAGTATCTGTAAATACCTCATACCTAGATCGTATTGCTCCTCACCAAAAATATGCTTCATAAAATCTAAAGACCATTTAACTTTTTCAGATTCATTTTTAATATCAAAAGATTTTTCTTTATGTATGAATGGCTGATAAAGGTTGTAAAAACCCTTAAAAGTCTTCTCATAAAATTCGTTGTTAGGTTCTATTATAAAATCATCGTATAATTGCACCCTAACCATCATTTCCTTGCCGTAGTCTTGTTTTATTTCATCTTTGGTCCAGTTCTTAAGTAATGGAGTTGTGGTTCCGTACCTGTCAGGTTTCATTATTTCTTTAAAATATTTTACACCTATCCTTATGTATGGAAAATTCATATCCATAAAATTCATACCTACATATTGAAAAGCAGCTGTAAAATTATTATGATATCTTACAATTGTAAGTATTTGAAAGGGTGAGTAAGTTAATCCAACCTGAAAACCTAAGCTATTTTCGCAAAGAATATTTAGATCGTTACATTTTTTAGTAGCTATAACAATCTCATTTTTGTCTCTAATTATAAAAAGCTTATCATCCTGATACCTTAATGTTTTGTCTTTTCTCAGAATTAAACTCAAAGAATCTTCAAACTTATTATTATTATACCAGTCACATGGATTTTGAACTAACCAACTTGGTGTATTTTTATTATTCATAATTCTTATCTAATTTATCAATTATTTTTTGCACTGATTTTTTTAGAGTTCTATTAGCCCCCTTTAGTTCTGAATTTATAATAGCAAAGTAGCAGGGTCTATAAATCTCATAAACTCTTTTAATGTATTGCTCCCTATTTTTTGTGTAGTGATTTTTATCGGTGTGGTGAAAGAACAAATCTAGTATTTTTCTATCTAATAATCTAAAGGAAACGTTTGCATTGTTATCACAATGAATCCCATAAGCAACTATAGACGCAGCTCTGGGTATCCTGGGGACCTTTACCTCCTCCAAATCTCCAGTTATAAGGTTTTCTTTAATTTCGTTTTTAGGCTTTTCTTTGCCACAATTATAGCACTGTATTACGTCTTTCTCAGCATTGTAGACAGTTCCTCTTAAGTTAAAAGATCCACAAGAGTCGCACTCCCAAACACTTAAATCGTCGGATGTTATTTTTGACTTCCATTTATGTTGTATAAAGTATTCGCTCCAGTTTCTTTCTGAAGACCAAAAACCATGTCGCTCCAGGTTTAGACCTAAATCCACAACAGTAAAAAAATCTTTGCCCTTAGAAACACGAGAACCTCTACCGCAGGATTGCAACCAAAGACTCAGAGATAGTGTGGATTTATTATAAATTATCGACTCTATGTCTGGAACATTAAATCCTGTTGTAAAAACTCCCACGTTTAAAAGAATAGCTCCTTTAGTATTTTTATACCAGCTAACAACCTCGTCTCTATTCATATCAGACGCATTAACTGAGTCATACATTTTTACCTTATCCCCATATCCTTTTTTAACAAAAGCCTCGTAAATCTTTGTATTTACCTTTGTCGTTGGATTAAATACAATAGTTTTCTTATCTAAATTTTTTTCTTCGTAAGACTTTATAACCATATTAACAGATGCATGAGATCCAAAAACCTCGGTCATAGATGCTGGAGTAAAACCGTCTGGATTGTTTGCGGACTTTTTTAATTTATCTAAATTGGGAGGGGTTAAACGAATATACCTGTCTTCAGTTAAATAGCCTAAATCTATTAAATCAGACGCGCTAATACCTTGAACAAGCGCGTCGTAATCATCAGCAAGAGATAGTTTTCTACTAAATTCATTACCATCTACGGTTTTTTTGTCGTTTTTATATATTATTGGCGTTGCAGTCAAACCTATCAATAATTTAATATCCAAACCATTATAAACCTGCTTAAAAAAATCTACATGAGTCTCGTCTACTATAACGTTATCAAATTTACCTACGTAATCAAAACCAAACTTATTAAACCTAGCGTATGCGGTCTGAGTCATAGCTATAACGTTTTTGTTTGACCTTAAAGGTACTGGCTTTTTTGTTTTGGCAGTTAATATGCCTATGTCATTTATCCATTCAGAATTTTGATTTAATAACTCTATACGGTGAGTTAGTATCAGGGTACGACCTTCTAAATTATTCGCCAACTTACCAATCAAAATAGACTTACCCCATCCCGTCTCAGCCTGAACTAATATCTTACAAACACCTTGAGTAATTAATTTGTTAATTTTTTCATAAAGATCTTGCTGGTAGGGTCTTAGGTTTATCATTTTTATATTTTAAGAGGTTAGTGTGGATATTTTATTTGACATTACAGCTAGAATATCGTGAACCTTATCGATGTCTGAGGTTTCAGGAACGTATGAATTTGTTTTTACACTTAAATTTATAAGGGATTCTGTGATTATTTTAAAACACTTTTCTTTATCAGAACTATTATTTTCGTTGAATTCATGTAGAAAAACCACTTTAGTAAAATCATTAATCATTTCCTGAACAATGTCAAGTGCTGGAATTACCTCGTCCCTGTCTCTGTTTCCTTTAAGTAATATGTAGACTATTTTGCATACAGACTTATTGTACAATTTTAAAAGCTTTTTTTGTGTCTTTTTTTTCATTTTGATGTGTATTTAATTATAATAATTAGGGGTTTTTATACCCTCGTTAAAAGCCCAGTTAGCAGTAGTTAAATAACCGCTCAAGCCCTTGGATAAATAAGAGTTACTCTTAACCATATCCTCTACCTCTTTAGCTGCGTCAAACCTATCTACATAACCAGCACCGACTCTTGTACCAAATATTAAACAAGCACTACGTATCTGAGAATGACCTGGCGAGTCTATAATATTTCTTACAGATTTTCTAAAGGTATTATAGGCTCTAGATTCGTTTTTATCGTTTGACTTTAGCTTACGATAAGGCTTGTATGGCAATGGATATTTTAAATGAGTAGGCTCTGGAATAAATTCCTTAAAGTCCCACACAGAAGCGTCGTTAAAGTTTCTGTAGGAAATATTTACATCGTGAGATATAAACAAAGGAAGTACTAGATTTTTAGGTGAAGAATCAAAACCTTTGTAATTTGTAAACTCGGATTCCATAGCTCTATAATAATCTTTGTATTCTTTTATTCCTTCGGGAATACCTTTATCTAATGATATTTTAGGTATCCTGATTAAAGCTTTGACTCCGCGTCCACTTGGCGAAAGATAAGAGCAAATAATTTGAGGATAATGGTTGAATATGTAATCTCTAAAATCAATAGCCTCCTCTTGTGTTATTCCGTCAAAATCTAATTGAGCTAAAGGATTAAACTCCGTGATGTTGTCGTATCTCCTTGAACCGTTAAATTTTGCAGAAACTGTAAAAGAATATAGATTATTCATTTTAAGAGAGGCTTTTAACTTTAAGTCACCATTTTTACTGGCTTCATTGATTTGATTAAAAACCGAAAGCAATTCTGCTTTCGGATTTAAGTGTCTATCTATAAAAGTTTCTAAGGACAAAAAACCTATTGGTCTTGACTTTTTAATGTCCCCGAAATAATACTGAAAACTAATCACTATACTTTATCTATTTTCCACCCTTGCAGTGAGTTAAAGTATTTTGCTTCACCTTCTTTATTAATCCACTCTCGACCTCTAAGATTAATACCAACCTTTACGGAGTCACCGACCGCTACAGAATTTAGTAAATCTACTTTATCTTGAGTAAACTCTAGCATTAACATTTGAGGATAATCTTCTGCCGTAGTGACTACCAATTCTCTTTTTCTAAAGCTGTTTGATCCAACAGATTGAACATCTCCAACTAACTTAATAATTCCAATTACTTCCATAATATTTGATTTAAAAATTTAACGATTCTTTAGTTGTTTGTATTCTAGTTAATAATTCACCTGACATCTCTAAAGAGTAATCCCTAGCTGCTTCAATTGTCATAATCCTTGGTCTTGAATTAGTACCTATATTAACCTCGCTTTGAAGAGTCAACTCTTTAACAAAACTATTCAATGATTCAGGTCTAAATGCGCAAAAATATAATTTTTCTAAATTAGGGATTACTGTAAAGTAATGAATTAATTGGTGTATATTTTCTAAAGGAATTTCGTTATTCACCAATATTTCGGTATGTTTTTTTCTGGCAAAACATTTAGTCTCACAAGCAACCTTAAAATCAGTACTCACTCCGTCTGGGGATATACCTAAAAGCTCGTTCTTTTCACTTTGTAACCATCCGTAATTAGAAAACTTATAACCAGTGTAGCCCTCTAGATACTGAATAGCAAACGGCTCTAAATCTTTACCTCTTTTTGTGTGTTCGTTTTCCCATTCATCCGACGGTTCAAACTCTTCAATATGTTGACTTAAAAGATCTATAAAGAGGGTATCTCCTTTAGTAAAAATACCCTTACTTAAACTACCTCCAATCTTACCCCATTTTAATTCAAACCATTCTAAACTCTTTTGCTCTACTTTTTCGTATACTATCATTATTTCAATGTTGTTTTTAAATTATCTTTTAACGCGTTAATAGTTGGTAAACCTTGCTCTTTATCACTTAGCTTAGACCAATTAGCCTTTAACTCTACTAGCGTCTTAGAAGAGTTTAAAACAGCCTTGGCTTTCACATCTGATACGTTAGGTATAGGACTCATAGGAGAAACACGAATACCTCCTGTACGCTTATTCATCATAGTAACAGACTCGTCGAAAATTAATTCGATAGAAGTGCCAATCCAATTGTCAATATTTCTGCTTTCTGAACCATTACAATTAGTAAGTATCTTAATGATAGATGCTATTGTTTTTCTATTGGTTGAATTTACTACCAGAGGCTTAACACCCTCTACGAACTCTAGGAAGTAACCGTCTGTCTTGTTACCGCTAACGTTTACGCCTCTGTCGTAGTACGCTTCTTTAATTGTTAAAACACATTTACCTTTTTCGGCAATAATCATTTCAACGTCAACTCCTGCTAAGTGAGTCGATTTTCTGTACTTCATACTATCAATTCCTGTTTCTTTCATTTTGTGTGTTTTGTGATTAAAGAACAAATATATAAGTATATATTCAATTAAACTAATTTAACTTAATATTTAAAACATTTTTATCTGAGACAGATCTAAAGACTCCCAATAATCAATGCTTTTTTTACACTGTAGTATTTGGGAGTTTAAATCTTGCCTCTGTCTTATTAGTAATTGTAATTGTTGATCGAGTTTGACGATGTTTGAAGAAACTTCATTCTGAGTATAAATATTCATAAGTTCTATTTTGGCATTAATATTAGTGAATTTTTTAAATTGTTTAGAGCTAAAATGTTGTAATCATTAATTATTTCCAGAATGGATTCTAATGCATTTATTCTTTGAACTTGTTTATGCGTGAGATTTAACCGATCATCAACGTGTTTCTGCATCTGTATAATTGATTTTTTGTAATAGTCATCAGAGCGACTTCTGGAGTCTATAATATCCTCTACCCTTTGTCTTGCGTTTATTACTGTCGCATGAGTTCTTTTATAATATAAACCAATAGCAGTAAGAGGTGTTTTTGTGTTTTTATACATTAAATACATAGATATTTGTCTAGGAATGCGAATACTTCTTTTCCTGGTTAAAGTCTTAGGATCTACATTAAAATACAATTCAACAACATCATTCACTATATTTAATTTTTGCTTTGTAGTTAGATTCATTTTTTATTTTTTAGTCAAAATTCTTTCTATTTCGTTAATTCTATTACACTCTTCTCTATAGCTCTTATTTAACTTTTTAACGGATAGCCTAAAGCTTATCTCTGTTGCTATTAAAAGTATCAATATAGCGGATGTGCCAATTAACAAGGCTGCTTCAGGACTCATAACTTTAATTCTTTTATTACTTTCTTGTATATTTCCAATAAAGGGCTTAGGTAAAAAACCACACCTAAAGTAAAAAGGACTTGTACTATATCGTCTGCGGTTTTTTCTAGTTCGGTTACAGGGTATTCGTTCCAACCAAAGTATATATTCTCTATAAGAAAAAAACCTAAAGCTAACCAAACAAAAGCAACACCAATTTTTAATGATTTCATAATTTTTATTTTTATTTATTTATTTATTTATTATATCTTATTTAACAATCCATAAAACTAATACTTTTTTTCTATCAATATCAAAACCCTATTTAAGAATGCTCTTTGTTCATGTGTGTCAGTATTTCCGTATTCATCAGACCATTGCCTTTTAATAGCCTCCTTTCCTTTTAACGATTTTTCCCAATATCTTAAAGTTTCTTCTTCGTTCATAATACGTAACAATATTTAATTTTTATGATTTTTTTGCTTTTATTAGTTCCTTCTGTGTTAATGCGAAGTATAGGTTCTCTAATTGGTGTACGTGTTTAATCATTATATGACAGTCTTTATCATTTGTGCAAAAAGGCATAAAGCAATAACCCTCCTTATACCTGCAAATTAAATGAAGTGAATCAGCATAACCAATAACTTCTTTAATATACTTAAACCCAAACCTTAATAACCACTGCTCTGTTAATTGTATTGGATCTACAAGTGTAATATCAATATCGTCAACATACCAAGAACTCTCGTCGTTATCAAACATAATACTATCCGTAATAGTAGTTATATGACCGTCTATAATAACAGAGTTTCCAATTCTTAATTCTTTTGCTTCTATTTGTCTAGTAACACTATGTAAATAAAACGATTTTTTTATACTCTTACCTAATTCAGCAAATGATACCCCAGACTTTCCTAGTAGATCAATTGCTTTATTAAATTTTTTTTGTGTATCTATTTTTTTTTCTTCTTCCGTCATTTGTTTAATTTTTAGGTCATTATATCAGAAACTAATCTTATCTGCGTTATGTTAGCTACAATTTTTTTCTAAAAATTCATCTACAACACCAATCCTAAATCCTTCTGCTGAGTCAAGGTATGTATTTATATGTTCAACCATTGCAAACAACAGTTTACGTTGTTGGCTAACACCAGATAAAATTAATTGCTTTTTCTGCTTTTTTAATAGAGTACATACCTCGTTGTAATGGTAGTAAACGCCATTTTGTGTTTCTGTTCCTTTTGCATTTTCTATAATAAATTTTCCTATTGGTTCTTCAATTTTATTTTCTTCCATTTTAATGTTTTTAAGTCATTATTCACGCAACTAATCTTATCTGCGGTAGGTTGTAAAGCATATTGCTTTACTTTATTCTGTTTCTAAAGGTTTTGTACATCTTCCACAAGTTCCATCCATTCTAACACCGCCACTTCCTCTGCACTCGCAAAACGATTTTACAACACTAGATAAAATTAAATTTTTACTCTTAGCGTATTCCCCACTACTGTCATCTTTATATGCTATACTCATAATTTATTATGTTTTTGTAATATTATTAAAAATCAAATATTATCTGCGGTAGGTTATCTATTGATTTAAGGTCTTATTATACCCTAATTGTAAGTAATGCTACTGTTTAGCTATACTTTCAGAAATAGCTTTTAATAAGGTTTCTGTATCTTCCATATCACACCTAAACACATCATTTTCGTGTGGAAATACTTCCCAGTACGGTTTTCCGTAACACCCTAATCTATCATAACAATCAAGATATATACTCACAATTGCGTCACCTTTTTTAATCTTAAATCTAACAACCGCACCCGCAAATGGTGGTATTACTTGAACTTGCCAGCCATTAGGGAATCTTATGTATGGTATCTCACCGCACCACTTTTTATACTCCATTATTCTTTCCACTTCATAAACCTTGCTAAAATCTTCGTATTTCATTTTTCGTGTATGTTTCCTATTACTTCAATCTCCCATGTATCATACTGCTCTAGTGAGTGCCAATCGTGTTGACCATCACTCCAATACCTTAATGCTCTTTTATCTCCATTAACCGAAACAGAATAAAGCATAAAAGTACCAGCATCAAAAAACACAATACCCTCATCTGTTCTCTCCCAATGGCTGTGATAAGCATTAACTACATCCCCCTCATAAATATCAACTCCGTTCTTGTCTTTTAAGCCTGTGAACTGCCCTACTGATTCCTCTATAACTTCTGCGTAACAGTATGAATCTAAATTAGCGCCTACCTCTCCAATGTTTGTTGGGTTAAGTAAATTACCTATAACCCATTTGCTAGGATTAACACCTTCGGTATAGTCTTTTCTTAATCCTCTAAATTTTACTTCTCTCATAGTTTTTATTTTAGTGCTTTGTTAATTGCTTTTAATGCTCCACTAGCTATTTCTTCAAAAGCTAACTTATAAACACCTTCGCAAGTTTTTGAATTAGCTAAGCAAGACTCGTAAGTCGATATTAATTCTTGCAATAAATATGGCGATGCTGCTATTAGTTTGGCGTTTGCTTGCATACCTTTTCTTGACAAAACAAAAACACCACTATACCTACTCTGTCTATCAACGCTTACAGTAGTGTCGTCTGGTAAAATTATATCAATAGAGTTATTGTCTCCACCTTCATAAACCCACTCTCCTTTTGTTCCTTTAAATTCCATAGTTTCTATTGTTTTTAGTTGTAAGTTCAAAGTGGAAACAGTCTCTAAGTAATCGATCAACATTAGCCTGCAATCAGTAAGGGGGCATATTTCAACTTCTAATACAGCATTATCAAATACTGCCTTTTTTATGCAAAGATTAAAGTACTTAGCATCAAGAAACCCAGTAATAGAAAAGTAGTATAGATAAACTGAGCTGGATTTTGGCGAATAAGATCGAAAAGTGGTTATTCTTGAGTTTTTTTGCATTTCTAAAATAATTCTACTAACTTCTTCTTGTGTTTTCATGTGTTTTGATTTAATTAAAATTAGTAATTACTTTAAATCCCTAAAATAAGACAGTGAAACAGTACTGCAATCTTCTATTAATTTAAAATCCCTCATTGACTCTGTTAATCCAATGGTTAAGTCAAAAATACTTTCACAGTTCTGATAGTTTTTTATAATAGACCTTCTAACATTTGGATACAATGGTAGTAACTCGTCAATCTTGCTCATTTGTGTTTCGTTTAAAATCATATCTATTTTTGTTTATATTTAGATACAAAGATATAATAATTAATCGTTTGAACTAATTTTATTAACATTTTTTTTACAACCCTGCTTTATTGCGGGGTTTTTTATAAACAGTTTTTTATAACTGGTTTTTTATAACTGGTTTTTTATAGCGGG